CACTCAATGTTTTTAATGTATAAATAGTCTGACCATTATTAGAACCTCGTTTATATTTTTTTAGTATTTCTATTCCCATTTCACTCATTCGAGTAACCTCGTCGGGATTTTTTTCATTGTGATCTTTTGAACGCCATATCTCCTCTTTTTCATCATAAATTCGTATTGTAGAATCCCCGATCCAAAACGTTTCAAAGTGTGAATCATATATTAAACAAACTGAAAGCGTTGAACCGCCTCCGGAAGTATCTAGCTTCTTTAAATTTTCAGACAGTGTCAAATAAAAGTTACCGGATACCAAAAGAGATGGCCAATCGAGTCCACGAAGATAATTCACTGTTACATCTCTGTTTTTTCCATTACCGTGACCATCATATACTACTAGGTAATCAACAGGTTTTTCATTAATAATTATCGTACCCGAAGTAGCCCCATCCTGTCCCACTCGACCTCGATGAGTATTTTGTTTAATGAAATGATTGAAATAAGATAAAACTTGTTGTTTGATTAAGGATGCCATATTGTTCTTTATGCTATTAAAAACAATATTAATTTTTAAGTTCAATTTTATAAGGTTTTATTTATGCTTGGTTTCATTTTTCTATTAGTCATAAATATATTCCCGGTACTTGCAGTTTTATGATATGGTATTTTATTTTTAATGCACCATGTTACACATTTTTGAATGTTTGCAGACCTCAATGTATTGATTTTTTCCCCCTTCCTTTCTTTATTTTCAATAAAACGCAATGTTGTCAATATATTATCTATTTGTTGATTGCCCAAAATAGAATTTATTTCGGCTATGGATATTTTGAACTTATATGGCAATGGAATATCAATTATAGATTGAATTGTTAAAACATCTATTTGTGAATTGTTGAGCATAATAAGTATATGATGCAATTTATTAAATAAATACGATGAGTCATTTAATTTAAACCCCTTGCAAACAATGTATCTTTCGGAATTTGCCGTTCTGCTTGTATCTGGTTTTGTAATATAAACTTCAGAATATAATGAAGATAGTAAGAATATAATGTCTATTGAACTCTTTAGAAAAGTATCAAACATTTTTAAAACAAAATTCCCATTCTTCTTTTGCATTGCAATTGCATAAATAACCTCTGTAAAAATTAATCTTAAAGCCATAGATTCTTGTTTATTAAAATCAACTGAAAAATCGAAGCCTCCATCTGCTGTTATAAAATCCATTGAATTTTTATAAGTCTCATAAGAATATTTGAAATTATTTGGAGAATATAAATCACCTGTTTCGTCGATGCCCTTTTCAATAAATACGTTTTTGTTTTTTTTCAGAAAAAGAAGACTTTTTTTCCAACCAGGGACATTATCATTATCTTGATCCAATAATGTCATACCATAATACTTATCTGCGGTATTAAATCGCAAATATGTAATGGCTTCTATAAATCCGCCAGGACCCTCTGCTAAATGAAAGGATTTTATATTACCATTTTCTTCGCTAAATAAATCAAACGTGTTACATATTTCTATTAATTTGAAAAATGCTCTAGATAAAGGTTTGATCTTACTGATTGAATGTTTAGAATGTGGTATAGTTGTGTGTATATACTCATAGCTATTTGTAATTCTTTTAATATTATCCCACTCTTCGGGATATTTATTAATTCGTTTTTTAACCTTAGTTAAATAGTGAGCCAATGTTAAACTTATATAATTTGTATAATCTTCTTGCTTTCTGAATTTTAACTTTATATGTTCTGGTCTAATAAAAAGATTTATATTTGGAACTTGATGATATGTCATGTTATTATTATGATATATCATCCATTGTTTATATCAATTTAAGCATCTAATCTTCGTCTTTGTCAGCTTTCTTTTTTATCTTAGCTTTGCGTTTACCTTTGATAACAACTTTTTTATCTTTAACTTTAACTTTACCCTTTCGTCTTTTAACTTTGATAACAGGCTTTGGTTTTCCAGGTGCGGGTGCTACAACAACTTCTCCTTCTACTGTTTCTACCGGTTGCTCTACTTGTTGTTTTTTCCCAACGCCAATTTTAAGTTTACCCTTCTTTTTTTTAACAATGGGTTTTTTCTTTATCAATGGTTTATCTACTTCATCCGTCTCTTTTTCTTCTAAATCAATTTGCGCTACGCTAGATCCTGTTAAAACTCTACTTACTTCTTCGGCATTTACATCTCTTACCTTTTTAAATATAAAGTATTTATTCAAGAAAGATATTTTCTTTTCATCCGGTGTCATGTCAGGTGCCGATTGAACATCTGACGGTCTGATTCTTCGATGTTTGATCTGCGATTGCATTTCGTAAAAGAGTTGGTCAAAATTACCAATTGATTCAGGCAATCCCAAGGAACGCGCTTCTTCTCTTTCAAGTAAAACAAACCCGTAATTTTCTATTATACTTATTAGGTATTCGTAGTTAACTAGATATTCTGGAAATGTTTTATTAATCGATTCTTGATATACATCCACTCGATATCCCAAAGATGAAATATTATTTGGAAACTCATCGCCCTCATATTGCTTTTTGATATCCCACATTTTGACACCATTATTGTTTATAAATATACTCTCCCCTGTTTTTTTACCTTCTAATTTTCGAAAAACGGCTCTTCCATCGTAGCTAGTACCTATAAAATATCCACCAACTTTACAACACTCACTTACATTTCGAAGAAATCCCGTCAATGTTTCAATATCTTTGAAGAAGTAGTGGATTGAAAACTGATTTGAAACTACATCAAACCCCTCTTCGCCTTTTCCATATTGACGAAATACCCCTTTTCCAAGCTTTTTGGCATCCTTAGGCCCATCTCCAAATACAGCTCTCGTAATTTCCTTTCCTTTATCAGTAACACACGCTTCTGTAGATCTAATATTCAATGCAGAATTTGCTTGTACAAACAATGCATATGGCATGGACCTAAATTGTTTTCTATAATTTAAGAATCTGGCACACGTTCCATTGATTTTATTTTCAATATTATCTCGACTTACATCTAGTCCAAATACAAATGACAACTTGGTCGCAATCCATTTCGGAAAGTCCCCGCCTTTGCCAACACTCATATCAATTAGTGTACCTCCTCTATTTGAAGCTGCAAGTATTAATTGACGCTTTACAAATAAATTATGAAAGTCTCTTAACGATCTGGTAATTGTACCCTGGGCTTTTCTGTTATAATAAACATCATCATCTGCAATCAGATCAGGTATTCCCTTACCTGTTGTAATCATATCCAATGTAACTGGATTATGTATTGAATTCCACACACTTTGTGCTACATGATAAGCATTCCCGTAATTTCTTCCACCAGATCTATAATCAGAGGTTTTATCCAATCTAACCCGAATAGGAACCCATTGCCAAAATTTTGGCTTTGTTGGATCATATTTACATTCAATTATAGTTTCATCCTCAATAACGCCCATATTATCTTCTGTTAGCATTACTTTATTTGTTCCACGATCTTGTAATACAATATTTGCCAAATATGCTGGATATGCCGGAGATGGGTTACTGGGATAAAATGGCACAGGCTTGTATTGACTATTTTCTTCACGATTAGATTTCTTTGGAAGACGATCCTGTATAACATCTTCACACGGATTTATGTATCCATGTTTTCTTTCATCAAATCCTACTCGTAAAATTAAGGTCTTATACTCTGTAAGACTATTTGAAGCTGTCAAATCATCTCCATTTTGAAATATATTTTTTACAACATCCTGCCCTGTTTCTGTTTTCTGAGTTGTCACTAGAAAATCTATAGTATTATATTCTGGTGGCTTCCATTTGAATGATCTGTCCCATGTTCTTTTTACTGGATCCAAGTCTTCACCAACGGTGGAGCTCCCAACTCCTTTATCGGCTGGAGTAAATATTAACCCATCAGTTTCATATTCAAATAAATCATCATCTACTCTAGAAATAATAGTTTGACAGTTCTTAAACATTGTTGGACCATTAGAAGAGATGTGAAATGTTTTGGCATCAACTGTCATTGGTAATTCAGCGCCAATTAATGGTGCTAGTTGCAATTCTCCTATAACTTTATTTAAATCAACTAATCTTCCCGTCATTTTTTCCATTGCATCTGCGTCATCGCCATCCACGCTTATATAAAATGGTTTTCCTCGCACATCCTTTTTTTTGATATAGTATACATCAAATGCCAAATATTTATTAATAAATGCGCCAAATTTATCATGAAGAACGTGTTCTCCATCTAAAATAGTATTGATTAAATTTTTATTTTTACTTACAATTCCTGTAAACTGAATTTTCATATTAACATCTATTAAATATATTTTACCCTTTTCATTAATGAATAACAATTTTCTAATTCCATCTGCCTTTTCTGTTACGGTATATGGCATTCTAATATTAGGAACAACTGAGTCGTCCTGTAATGGCGCTATATTAGGCCGTTCTAATGAAATAGATGAAGGTCCAACAAAATCACGATTTCGTATACGTCGATCTGGTGGCGATCCTTTGTACAAAATATCCATATAATTTTTTAAAACTCCATTTTGTTCACCGAAACCGATAGGAAAGTTTGTTTGTTGAAGTCCGGATAATACATATTTAATTGCTGTTCTAATTTGTTTTATTAATTTAGCCTTAACTTCAGGATCCACCGTAGAAGATGAATTATGATCCATTTCTATCTCAATTTCATATTGTTCAGGATTTTTAAATACATTAGAACTTTCAATTCGATATTCAGGAATCAATCGCTTACCAACTCTCTTTGATGAACGCACAATACTACAATCTACTTTAATAGAAGGAAAGCGAGCGCTTTTAAAAGTAAATCGCTTAATCAGACGAAATATTTTTTTTTCCTGATTCCACGATTGCAATAGTTCTCGAACAATTCCAAAGGATGCTTTCAATATTTTTTCTTCTTTGTAATTAATTTTAAAACCAAAATCATTATAGACGATCGGAGGTAGACGCTGATCTGCATGAATCTTTGACACTTTCTGCATAAATGTTATATTGCGAGGAGGATTATCTAAATCAAATGTATTAGTCTTACAATATTCTTGTATAGCGCTAATCCCAGAAATAGTAGTTCTAATATTACCTATAGTCGTTTTACCAGTTCTCTTATCAATAAACTGATTTTGAATATTTAAGTGATACGATCCTTCGCTCTCAAAATTATTGAATCCCAAAGATTTCAGCTTTGATATAACATTTTCAAAATCGATACGGCTTATTCTATTGCCAAATACAGCTTCTATCTCTTGGGAACTTTTATTTGCAGATTGCATGTAAATCTCAATGTATGATGCTAATAATTCATTAGAAGTAGGGCTATCGCGAGACATTTATATATATTAAACCTATATTTTTCTGTTTAATTCAATTTTATATATTTGACTTTATGGATTCGTATAAATCCTTTTTCTTCAACTTCTTACCGTCTACATTTTTGATAGGTAAATTTAATTTATGACAAATATCATGCAAAGAAGAAATTTTATAAGAAGATATTGCCGATAGAGGTTTTTTAATATTTTCTATTTTCCATAATGTAGTGGAAAAATGTTCATATTTCTTTTCTATTTTTTCTTTATCTAGTAAATGACAACCAAATCCATTGGCACGGTGTTCTATAATTTGAATATCGCCAGTTTGATCTTCCAAAGTATACATGCATCGATTTCTAATAATTGCAATATTTATATTTGAAATGGCGCATATGCACATGAATGTATCGATAGAAATTTCATTGCTGTAAACTAAATCCGCTTCAATTGCATTTTTTTTCCATTTATATTTTTTAAGAATATTTTTTTGGGCTCTTAATTTTTCAACTAAATGGATTTTCTGCTCTTTTTCTTCTATAAATTTTTTTTTATCGAGAAGTTGATAACTATCAAGACCATTCATTAAAATATAATAACACCAAAATAATTTGTCTTTAGAATGAGGAATATAAAAAGTTTCATCTCTTTTTTCCTTTTTCTTTATAGGAATGGGTGTACTCTTTTTCTCTTCTCTTTTCTTAATAAGACTTCCATCTATATATAATTTCATTATATGCTTTTTTGTAAACATATAATGTTGTAAAGATTGTGGATTGAATGTAGTATCTGAATTCATATTACTAAGTATACGTCGAAACCTCTTTATTATCTTTATAAAATTCTTTTTTATAAGCATCCTTTTCTGCTTCCGCTTTATCCAAATGCTTTTGCTGTAGTCTAACATATTCAATATAGGACTTAATATCATTCACAGCATCCGAATCTAACACTGTCATGTTAACAAAAATTCCATTTGTATTCTCAGTATAATCAATATTGTATTTTTTAAAAATTTTTAATACGTGCAACTGATGAATTTTTTCTAATTTTTCAATATTATCACGTAGTAATGTTAAATCGTCCATTTTATATAGATAAAATATAGAATTTAAGTATTATTTTTTTGGATTAATTAATATTTTAATTGCTTGTTTTTTTGATTTAACTTTTAGTTTTCTTGGATGAACATATTCTGCAATTACGGAAATATAAGGATCATTTAATTCATATCTAATACCCATAACCTTAACCGTAATCTGCTCTTCAAGTTTAAGTTGTGAAAATTCTTTAGATTTGAAATGATGATCTCTTGCTATAAATACCACAACGGGTGAAGGATCTTCCATTGTTTCGCACCTAATCCCTGCTTTTGTTATATTCTTAATAAGAGTTTTAAACTTCATACCTTCAACTGGACGACATACCAAACATTCAAATACAACAGTGAATGTAACAAATTTACCTGTTATAATTCCCGCAGAATAATTAACAATTCTAATTGAATTACGTTTTATAAATCCTTCTTGAACGCACTTTCCCTCAATACGATTGGATAAATCTTGGGAAATATTTTCCACTAAATTACTTCCCACTGATGTAAATGGTAGTTTTACTTTTCTAGTAAGAATATTTTGCATGTAAATACCTACGCCTCGTCTTTTTTTCCCAATTTGCTTTTTTGGCTGAACGGTTCCTTGTTGTGTAGACATTATATAGTAGACATATAATATCTTTAACTATTAATTCAATTTATTTACCTAATTGAACAATATTATTTATCAATACATCAACGCTGTTAAAAAACCATCTTTTATTATCTTGTTTAATGTCATCATAGTAACGAAATATTAATTCTGATTCTACGCATAATTGCAATGAGCTAATTTTTACCTCCTTGGTCCTTCTTTCCACTCGAATTTTTTGTGCGATATTTGTATTTCCATAAATAGACGCAACTGTACTCTTGTTCATTTTATATTTGATAGGCGTCACTCCGCTTGATAGTAAAGAATTTATTCTAGATATAATCGTTCCCTTACCTTCTCCTCTATCGCATCTTTGTCCCTTATTTGTTCTACCTTTACCACTTAATCGAATATCTTTTGTTTTAAAGACAATTTGTTGTCTCTTAAAAATAGTCATAAATCCAATTATATCATTAATAGATGAGATATCTTTGATTTGCATTTTTTTAAACATTTCTATAGCCAACCCTCCAGGTCCAACAGCTTCTTTACTGGACACCCATGTACCATCTATAAATGCTAATATTGTATATAATTCGTGCGTACTAGGTTTTGAAAAATCTGCTAAAACAATTCCGGTGTATTTATTACTTTGAATGATAAATTGTTGAAAATAAGACATTGCTATTGTTTCCAATGCTGTTTTATTTTGTTTTGTATAAACTATATTCAATAATTCCAATTTCTCAGCAAATTTTAATGTATCAATAAAATGATACATAGCTAGTTTCAATAATAAAGCTTTATCGATATTATTGTATCTCTCAAGATTAACAACTGCCCAAGCAGCTGCTTTAATCCAATTTTCTTTATCCATGCTAGTAATAAATTCGGGAGTTTGAATTTGTTGGTAAACCGATAGTATTTTGTCCATTAGTTGATTATCCTCTTCAACAACATCACCTTCATTTTCAGTTTTGGCATAAGATGGGATATTATCAGGAAGTTTAAAAATTATTTTTTGGCGTTTATAATCTATTGGATTAACACGATCAAAACGAGTTATTGGTTTGGAACCTAGTTCTAATGGCTGAAACATGTAATAATTTCCAATATTAACTAAATGACCCAATCTTCCCAACATATCTGTTAAATATTCATTCTTTTCTGTTACTAAATAATTCAATGCTGTATAAATCTGATCCAATGGATAGCTTTTGATTTGAGTAAGTAATGCAACCAATGACTGTCTGTCAAAAATGTAGTATTCTTTGAATAACAATCGGATACGTTGAAGAATTTTATCCATATTCATTATAATGAAATTTTCATTATACGTAGTAGTGTCCACTTGTTCAATATCTTGAACCGATGTATTGCATTTATAATCACAATCCATAAAATCACACATAAAGCTACCTCTTTTATCTCCTAATCTATATTGAATAGTGGGACCCGATGATAAATTTTGACTGACTATCTTATTAACATTTTCTTCTGAGAAATTTTGCCCTTTTCTATTTAATAAACAATCAACTGCATTTTCTTTCAATAAACGTACTACCTCTGCAATTTTTTTAGCCTTTCTCTCCGCTAATCTATAAATATACATATCCGCAGCTTCTATATTATTATCAAGTTTAGTTCCGTATAGATAAATCTCCACATTTCTCTCTTCAAAAGGTAACGCGCAATGTGAAAAATTTCTAACAGATCTTCCGACAATCTGTTCTTGTCTATTTAAATTATACCATGGATCTAAAATGTGAGTTTGTCTTATATTTTTAAAATCCAACCCTTCTGATCCAGCACGCGATACTATAACTACCTTTATCATTTCACCATTAATATTATTGGGACTGGTAATTGCTTTTAATTCTGTTTTGACATCCGGAGTTAAATTTTTATCACCTGTTATCATAATATATTTTGCAGGAAACCTAACATTTTCAGATTTCAATGTTAATGCATCGATTGGCTTTGCGGTTGCAGTTTTAAATAGCGATTTACCTCCGTACCTTGCAATACCCATCTCTTCTAAAGCTAAAGCAAAGGGTACGCCACCGCCATCAATGTATTGAGAATATACAAAAATAATACCTTTAGACTTTCTAATAGAATCGCAGATTGCAGCTATTTTTGCACTATATTTCCCAATTTCAGAAGGAGAAAAAATTCTACCAAAATTTTGCATTGTTATATCTTTATATCTGAAATCTGACTTGGTTGCTTCATCATACATCATAGTTCTATCTAATCCCTTTTTTCCATATAAATATTGATACAAATCATCATCAACATCATCACTATCTAACTCATAATGAGGATATATCATATTCAGCGCTTGGAGTGGAGGCTCTAAAATTGTAAACAGCAGACCTTTATTTGGATCATTTAGAATTGGTTTTTCTCTCCGGAGAGAATCTAAGACAAATTCATATCCTCTTTTTTGATAACTACCTATTGTTGTAATTGATAAATCTAGTATTTGTATTGGATCTATTATTGCCTTTCCGTTAAGTTGTTTATCCGGATAACTCCAAACTTTTTTTTGCAACATTCCTAAATATGAAGATGGATTATTTGCTTCCAATGGATATATACTATATGGAAATGTAAATGGATTGTTTCCTCTAACATATGAAATATATCCCATCATTTTTTGAATTAATAATTCCTTCCCAATCTCTAATCCCTCTGCATTTTGAACAAACGCTCCTTTTGAATCAAATACTTCTCTAACCGTTACAGGATATCTTTTATCATTCAAATTCAATAGATTTAATAGCCAAATAATTTCCTGATAATCATTAAACATGGGTGTAGCAGATAATAGCAATAATTTCAGATTAACGGCATTTGTTACAAGAGTTAAAAGATTTTCTGAACTTGGTTTAATTGTACCTTCTCCTGTAATGCGCAAATTATGAACTTCATCGATTACTAACATTCTATTGGAAAATTCTTTCTGAAGTGATCGTCTTTGTTTTCTTTTAATTAAATCAGGACCATCTTCTTTACCTATTGTTTTTTGCATTATCCGAAAAATATAATTAGAAAATTCAATATATCCTTGAAAATGATAAGACTGAGATATTATTCTTTTCACCTGTCGAACAACCCTATTCCTTGAAAGCCCCTTCATATTCATGGGATTAATTTCTTTAATAAATTTATTTCCAGTACACGCTTTAATATTCCATAATCCATTAACTTCTTTTAATTTTCTTTCATCAAACAATTGAATTTTAAAATTCTCCTGTACCGCCGGCGAAGCAACAATAATAATTCTTTTTGTTATTCCCAATTGTTTTAAGTACGAGCGCATTTCTTCACATACAGAAATTGACGAGCAGGTTTTACCCGTACCCAACCCATGAAATAACAATAAACCATTGTATGGAGTTTGAAACGACATATAATTTCGAACAAACATTTGATGAGGATCTAATTCAAATTCTGTATTATCACATAATTTTTGCGCCACTTCCTTAATATTATCAAACTCTTCTCGAGTTTTTTCTTCGTACCTATTATCATAAAACTCTTTTTTCGTCGCTATTTTAACATTAAAATTAGGATCGTCTAAAGAAGGGTAAAGATACCCATATCTTTTTGATTCCTCGCCTAATTGCACTCTGTTATCATCAGCCATACATTTAAGAAATTGCCGATGTTCGGGATTTTCCATATCGATGCTCTTAATATCTTTGAATTCACCTCGCAACTGGTCGCAATTTTTTATAACAACTGCTTTCTTTTTAATTTTTACCTTCCCCTTCTTTTTTTTGACCCTTACTTTAGGTTTTCCATTTTCTTTTGTTGACATAGTTAATATATTATGAGATTAATCTATATCTATCTAAAACATTATTGATATCTTTTATTAGCTGTATTTTTTCTAAATTATACGGGCGAATAGTTGATAAACATTCATCTAAAGTTAACCATTTCATATCACTTACCTCACTTTTTTGAAATTTATTGGGCGTTATATTTTCCGCTATTAACTCTGCGATATAGTATTTATGTCTATAAGACTTAAAATTAGATCCAATAAATATTTCTTCATAAGGTTGAATATTAGTAATCATATCTAAATCTTCTTTCATAAACCCAGTTTCTTCATTAAATTCTCTATAAGCGCATGTAATATCCGTTTCTTGATAATTCCTTCTCCCTTTTGGAAACCCCCATTCAGGAGTTAACCAATTTGTTTGACTTTCTTTTACTAAAGTCATAATATCATAACTTCCTTCGTTATAAATTTGGATACCGCGCTTTATCTGAATAAACTTTTCCCTAGCGTGTTTTTCTTCACTTCTATACTGAATTCCAATAAAATCCCCCCATAATCCTTTCCATAAGTCATCAAAACTATTTGATATAATTCTTTCTTTCTCACTTATAGTCATTTCATCGACTAGTGTTTGGATATAATCTTTATTATATAAGGGATATTTTCCTCTTAGAAATTCAATATAGCCTAAGCTGTCCTTTCTACATATCATCAGATATTTAAGTGTGTCTTTTTCTTTTATAAAACTAACAATGCCAACACTAGTTATTGGCATTTTGCATTGATTAAATAGATGTCCTTGATTTGTACAATTATTACAA